GATGAGTTAAGGGTGAAAAACTGGTAGTACTGCAGCGGGGAAAACGACAATCGAAACACTGTCTGATCAGGTGTCACGTTGATTTGGTAACCCTCACCGATCACAATCACTGTTTGCGAAGATCCACCAGGCACCTGGTATGACAAGTTGATGCACTTCGAGGCGGTCAAACCCCAAAACTGTGATACCCATGAGGTTAAAGCGGTGTCGTTTTGTTGTATGTCAGTAAATGAGCAAGCGAACCGCAACGACGCTGGGTTGGAAAACGTGTTGGCAATCCAACTTGCGTTGCCTGACGCCTGGGTGGTCGTGTAATCCTGTGTGGTCGACGAATAAAACGCCGGGCCGTATGTTGACACTGACGTGCTGTTAACCGATGTTTGTTCCGTTAAGCCGGTCGGGATGATGGTCGCGGTGTTGATGAATTGGGTGCCGTTTTGTATTCGCTCAAAGGCGCTGTAGGCGATCTGTGTTGTGGACGTGGTGCGACCCAGGGTGACGGATTGTGGCACCAGCGACGAGGCGTCAGTGCGACTCACGAATACCAGTATCCCGGCACGTTCAATCAGGTAGCCACGTTCGGTCGTGATCAACAAGTTTAAATAGTTGTTCACGGTGCCGGTGTATGTGATCGCTGATGCGATTGAACCGGCTGTGCCCGCATAACCGCCGATCAACATGTCAGACGGTATCGGGCCGCCCTCGGATGCGTTGAACTTCCTTGCTTGTTCGTATGTTGATGCTTGGGCTAACGAAAAATTGTTAACACTAATTCGTCCGGATCGGCTCATAAAGTCGACGCAGGTAATGGTGGCGGTGTTTAATCCTGTGTTGCCTGGGTAGTCGTCAAACACGACTTCTTGCACCCAAAAATTTAGTGAAATGTATGTTGCGCCTACACCGTTAAACACCGAGATTTTGTCGCCATAAATGAAATTGGCGGCCACGTTGTTTGCGTTGTTGACTGTGAACGTGCAGGTGCCACCCGAATAGGTGTCCAAATACTTTTCGCGGCCACCGACAATGTTCATGGATAGAACTTGCGTGATCGTCATCGCAGTTCGGTTGTTGTACAGCGTCCAATTAAGTTTTGCCATTACATCGCTCGAGTGTTGACGGGCACCGGCCCGGACTGGCGCACGTACTGTTGGAGGGCGCGCACGACAGCGTTGGGGTCGGCTGACGTGACGGTGATGTTGATCGTGCTGCCGCCGCCTGCACCCATCGGGGTCACATGCCCGCCACCGGCACCGACAGTCAACAGTTCCGGGCCACGCTCGCCCACCAGGTAGGTGCCGCCAGCCGACACGGTGCCACCCAGGGCACGACCAGGGATGGAGAACGACAAACCGGCTTGACCGATGGCTTGCGACGCAGTGAGGTTTGAGTATTCAGCGCCTCGAGACAGCCACTGTGCCAATGCCAACGCCGCGGCTGGCCCTTCGGCTTTAAACCTCATTTTGATTTCGCGGGAGGAAATGTCGCCCATGCTTCCCGCAATACTGGCCAGCAGACCGGCGAACTGGGCGGCTTTCTCGTTGTAAATACGCAGGTCTTCTTGGGTGCCAGTTCCGAAAGCCTGTGACGCGGCGGCTTCTAGGTCAATGAGTGCTTGTTCGGCGTTGTCCAGTTCGACCCGTTCGTTCAGGTTGTCGACTAGCCGTTGCCAGGCTTGATCCACGTTTTGCAGTTCAGTACGCAGATTGTTGGCGCTGTCGGTCGTGCCTTTGAACGGGTTGAGTTGACCGTAACGGATTTGATTTAGGGTTTGTTGGTTGGCGTCCTCGAGGTCGCTGGCCGCCATCTGCAGATTGTTGATTTCTTCTTCCGAAATCAGGGGGTCGTCGGTTGTGGCGTCGTCTTTGGCAAAGCCGAATGCCTGCAACACGCCTTTAGCCATTTTCATGGTGCCCTTAAATTTGTCAATTGGGCTTCCAAAGAAGGATTGCAGGAAGCCGCCGCCAATCTGGCCAACCTGCATTTTGTTCAACTGTTCGACGGCTGTTGAGATGGCGGGCACCAGCACCTCGCCAATTTGCAAAGACAGGTCTTCTACCGTGTCTTTAAGGTCGTTCATGTTGTCGCGGAACTTTTTGGCTTTGGCCGCTTCTTCCGGGCTGATGACTTTGGCATCGGACACTGTGGCTAGTGAGGCCCGTAGGTCGTCGGCGCCCATGTTGATCAACTGGGACATGTCGCGCCAACCCTTGCCAAGGATTTGGGTGGCGATCTTGGCTTTGGTTGCCGGGTCTTTAATCTTGTTGAGCCGGTCAATGACGTTTAAAAAGGTTTCGTTGGCATTGACGGTGCCATCGTTGGCGTATTCAACCTGTATGCCTAGTTCCTCAAACAGGTCTGGGGATTTGCCCAGCACCGTATTCATTTTGCCGATGCCGGTTTCGACAGTGCCTGCGTCTATTCCTAAATCGCCGGTGACCTCAAGCAAGCGGGATGCTTCTTCGACGGCTAGGCCGGTGGAGCCAGCAAATTTGTCGGCGGAGATGGCTAAATCTTGGAATGCGGTGACACCTTGGGCGGCGAATGTGGCTATGGCTCCGGCTGCGGCGGTAGCGAAGGTGGCGGCGTTGTCTTTGATGCCGTCAAAGATGGCTTTGGAACCGGCCTTGAATTTGCCCATGGTTCCTTCGGCTTGGCCGACCTGCTTACGGAAGTCGACGAAGGCGGCCTCGGCGGCCTTGATGCCACGGTTCTGGAATTCTGTTACCAGGGGGATTGATACGGCCATCAGATCACCTTCACTACCTTTGCTATGACCGTCTTGCCGTGCTTGTATTGCAGGGCATACGACGACTCGTTCATGATCTTTTCCACCAGTTCACGCAGTTGTTTCTGCACGTCGTCGGCAGACATTTGGTAGGCCTTCCACATGATGCGCGACGGGCTACCGAAACGAGACGACAGCACGTTGATCATCTGGGCGCCCTGCGGTGTGGTCGCCTTGCCGGACATGTCAAACAGGGTGGCTGTCGGGTCGTTCCATTTCATGCCAAACACGGCCGCCTTCTTCTTGGAGCCGGACGTAAAAGCCTTGATTGATCGTCGTTCGGCGTTGGCATTCCACGGGAGCAGGGAGGTGGCGTCCTCGTTGCCGCGATAGGCGAAGTCGCGGACACGTCCCCGGTTCGGGTTGGCGTACCGGGCACCGGCCCGACTGGCGGCACGTTCCGCGCCACCCACGTTGTACGACCGTCTCCAGCCGGACATAGGAACGTCACCGGGTAGCAGGCGTTTGGCTTCCTGCACCATCGGGGCGGCGATCGTGGCGAAGTCGCGGGTGATCTGACGTCGGGTGGACTTGTCCAAGGCGTTGAGGATCGCCAAGGCTTCCTTGACGCCTTTCACCTCAAGCGTGGCCCCGACTGTCACCGTTTTTTCTCCTTGATGATTGCGGCGACCGTCGCCAGGTCGTCCGTATCAAAGGGTACATCAGGCGGCCACCAGCCGGTGCTGATTAGCAGTTCTGCTAGTGAGCGTCGGTAGGTGCCTGCTGGAAAGGGCCGGACGCCTCCTCCGACACCACCTCCAACTCCACGATCTTCGTGATGAACGAGTCAAATTCGACGGGCACCACGATCTTGGCTTGCTTACAGCAGTCCCACGCCATGAAGGCGAGATCTTCCATGCCAATCCCCGCGGCAAGGTCACCGGCTTTGCGCCGGTACTTACGCTCCCAGGCGATAATGGTTTGCAGGTTGGTGGTGACCACAAACGGGCCATCACCAATGTCAACCTTCAAGTGCAGTTTCATGTCGGGCCTTTCGGGTTAGGGATGAATCACGCCTCGGTGTAGGCGAAGGTGCCACCGTTGAAGGTGACGGAGCAGGTGGCCAGTTCGCCAACCGTGTACACCACAGGCAGTTCGGCCAGGAAGCCGCCGGTGAGGGTGCCCAACGGGTTGGTGGCCGACACGGCTGCGCTGGTCTGCTTGATCGTCACGTTGGTTGACGTGCCGACCAGCGACTTGAGGGTGGCGTAGGTTTCGGTGCTGGCCGTCGACCAGTACAGATCCAGGGTGATGCTGTTCTCCTGCAGACCGGCCGTGTACTTCATGGCGGTGTCACCAAAAGCGGTGTTGGACAACTGGGCGAACGTCTGGTTGACGGTGGCGCCGCTGCACTGGTCGGACAAGTCGACAGCGTTGACGGTGACGACTGGGTTGCTGAGGTAGGTCGACGTGGCCATGGTTACTCCTGGGTGGTGTTGGCGGCGTCGGGAGCCTTGGTCTTATTTTTAGCAGATTTGCCGGGGGCAGTGTGGGTGTCCTCGAGGAATCCTCCAGCAATCAACGCTTCCACGTTGACGCCTTCCACAGGTGTCCAGAATGCACCAGGTTCGCCCAGACGCGCGGAAATGATACGGAGTGCCATAGTCATGCCACCTGTGCTTGTAGGGGAATTGTGAGGTCGTAGGCGGGGAATTCTTGGCCGCCGATGACGACCGATACCGGCCGTCCGTCCGTCACTGCGATGTTCTTCTCAAACAGTTGGGCGCAGATCGCCAGGATGTTGCGGAGGGCGTCCAGGTTGGACGGGCCTAACGAGAAGACGCGCACGGAGAAATCCATTTTTACGATGTTGCCACCGTTGAAGGATGTCCACGAGGGGGCGTCCAGAAAGACGCAGGGTGGGTTGATCTTGCCCGGATCTGTGACGACGCGCAGACCGGAGATCGTTGCCAGGGTGGCGGACAGGTCGTCAATCGCTTCGTTGAATAGATCCGTGTAGGCCATGTCATGCGACCTGCGGCCTCGAGATACCCAACAACTGTTTGATCAGCGGGGACAGGCCGACAGTGGGTGCAGTGCCCATTTCGGTGAACGACGCAAACTGGTCAATTGCGCCGCGCTGACGGTACAGGGCGCCGCCATACATGATCGTGCCCAGGGTGACGTCACCTGACGGGCTGGCGGACAGG